GGATAACGTAGTAGCAACTGCGGAATACATTAAGCCTGGAATTTCTTCCAGTCACTATCTCTTCGCTTTCGCGCCGAGACATTGTATTTGTCAAAGGTGCGGTCGACTTTAGTCAGCATCCGTGACCATTTGGTCAGTTCGTCCTCAAAGGGACTTCCAACGGTTTTATTCCCGTTACGGTTACCGGCTAATGTTTTATAGTCGTGGATAGGTTCGAACATATCATTATACTCTAATGACAATTGGAACGCTAATCCATGCGGTTCAGATGAAACTCCTCCGAGTCTATGACTTTTGAGGAGAGCTTTCACTCTCGAATCATAGAGGCTCATCTGGTCGATGAGCCAATCAACAAATAATCCTTCATCTTCATGCGAGTATTTCATCGCTAGAAGAGAGGACATTAAGCTGACATACTTAGGAATTTCGAGTTCATTGGTGTTGGTAAATCCCGCTAAACGCTGATTAAGCGTTAAACCATGCGGGTTCATACCTAGACCACCGACTTCTTCAGGTAGTTGTATGGCTGTACGAGCCACACTCCTGACAGATGATGGAAGGTTTTTAAGCCCTCCATAACCTACTACTTTTAAGTAGTTCATAAATCCATTCATCATGGAGCCGTTAGGCACCTTTGCAGGCTTAAGTAGCCGGTCCTTAGTAATAAGGAACCCGGCAAACTCAGCGTGTGTAGATGAAGTGAGACATTTATCTTCCGAAACCGGAACCTTGCTGTACTGCAAGAAATCCCGGTACTTCTCATGAAGAGAAGCTTCGGTTATAACGATATCGTCTCCGAGGATTCTAAATGATTCCTTTGGCTCAATACCCAGCTGTACACACATTTCTGTGGCAACCAGGTTATGAGTTAATCCGAAGAGAGCAAAGCTTCCGTACATACCTTGGGGTTGCCCCTTCGTGTATCGTACGTATTCTTTGCCTTTGACCTTTTGGAGGTCGGGCGTCAAACGCCACTCGGAACTGGAAAGGTTTTCGAACAGGTTGGCCTCATCACTGAGACCTAACCCGTTTAGAACTCCAATTTGAACAGCACGCGGAAAATTATCTGTTGCACCGCTAAGGTCAACGGAATAAACCGTTTTACCTGCAGCCAAGGCCTTTTGGGCAAACATGGCGCCATCTTCCTGATTGTGAGTACAATCAGTCTCCAGGTTCATAAGAACCTGGTTGAGTAGTTGATGTAGCGGGTATAAAGCGACTTGGATTGAAGCTTTGGGCATGGCGATTACTCTCGCCTTGTAGCCTCTCTCCTGAATGACATGAATGTCACCCGGAGAAGCTGCGAATCTATCGTCCCATACGGGAGGTAGACCCAGTGCTGAAGGCATCTCTGCCTTTCTTTCCAAGTATTGACCTACATAAGGTACAGATAGACCGTTCAAGAACGAGTCTATGTACTTTTCCTTGACCCATGTGTTAGGGTCTTCACCTTGGTAATCAACTCTCGTTGATAACCATGGTGGAAGGGTATCTGGTTTACCAGAATTGAGAGACGCAGGATAAAACTGCCATCGGAGCTCTTGGGCCCCGACATGCTTAATAGCAATCCTCTCACCCAGGTTATGTAGGTAATTATTCTTCTTTGGTGACAAAATGTCATCCGACTCAATAGAGCCTATGGATTTACGATACTGTTTATCTGTTACGTTTTTACTCACGTAACCAGTATACACCATCAAAGCAGAAAGTGCTTTATTAATCTTCCTATGGTCTGTAGTAGACAGTGCTCTTTCGAACACCTTCTTGAAGACACCTTTCGGTATCGATTGCTTGACAGCAATCCAATCATGGTCTGGGTTCTCATTCCCAGCCAAGAGTTGAATCAAGATAGTCTTGTAGGTTTTAAACCTACCTACAGTCCATTCCTCACCTGATGATGACACCCACTTTTCAGTTTGTGCCATCATCTGTTGAATATCCTGGTTGTTAAAGCCAAGAAGTTCAAGATGTCTATGCAGTCGCTTACTTGTTACACTTCGGAAAGTTCTATTTCCCATTGTCAATCCTTTGTTTATCAAACAAATGTGTTGAGAAGTAAACATGTAGACGAACAGTATACACATTGCGGACACTTGCTCTCCAGAAATCTACACCCTTTTACCAGGTGTGTATGACTGGATTAACAGCTGCCGCTGCTGTACATTAAGTTCC